AAGCAAGATGTCAGATTTCATATTGACCACCATCCCCGAATCGTTCCCCCTAGTGGGCAGATATTCCAATCTGCCTTTCCGTCTCTAATCCATTGTTGATGTAGTTCTCTTTGAAACTCAAAATCCGTTTCGTGGGTGTCACGCCCGCAATCAGGACAAATTGCAACTCCAATCACTTCAAAGATGTGACGACAACTCATCTCATCTCCTTAAATTAGTTCTTGTGGAACTGGTGGAATCGAACCACCACACATCTTTGACCCCGATGACGTGTCCCCCAGGCGTTCCGTCTTGGTTGGAAACGGAAGGGAAACCAACCAAGAACTTTATGGCGTTACCATTATGGATTTATTGCAGCCTCATTTAGTGCATCAAGCAATTGCTGTTCAGGCACTCCTTGTTGCTTTCCAATTTCAACAACAACCGCCAAGATTGCTGCAAGATATTGCACTGATGTCCATTCGCTTGTAAATTCGGTCATACTGGCTTTGCTCCTAGTTGCCCAAGTAGCGCCAGAACTTCTGGCGATAGATTGTTTGGGTCAACAGGCGCAGGCGCAGGCGTTGCCTCTGGCTTTGCTCCCGCACTGCCAAGGTAGGCATTTGCCTTTGCTAATGCGGCTACATCACCTGTGGCATCAATGAGAATCCACGGTGCCGACTTTCCAGGCTTGGCCGTTCCCTGTCCGATACGGGCAAGAACCTTCTGACCTGTTTTACTCTTTAGAGCATTGCGTAGTGCGACATTGAACCAAAGAAGCGATGAATGCTCCTTGTTGGTATCAAGGTCAATGACGTTCACTTCGATTGCTTCTGCTTCTCCGTGAACGGTTGGAATACCTGTCTTATATTCGACAGGTGAGATGATGAGCAAGTGATTCGCTAGGTCAGCGACTTTCACTGTCTCGCTTGCATTACTTGGTGCGACGAAGGACATTCCCCCGACTCCATTTCTGTTAGTTGTTTTCTCTAACTCTATTCATTGCATCTTCTTCATTGTTTTTAGCAATGTCGTTGATTGTAGGTTCTTCACCAAATACAGCGATGTAATCTTCTGGCAACTCATCTTCTGTTACTAACAGACAGATGTAGGCATCGCCACGGATTCCAAGGCATCTTGCAACTAGGCGCAAAACTAAGGCTTGAAATCTATTCATCGAAGAGATTATCAATTTAGGCTTGGGTGTCACCGTTGCATCCTTTCGCTAAATCTTTGCTAAATGGTATGAAATATGGACACCAATTACAGTTCCGCGATGGCGCTGCTGGTATCACATTGAGCATTGTTGGATTGGCTTCCACATCTACCGTCGAAAGTAGCGTGTAAAGGTCATCAATGCGTGATAAGGCTTTCAATGCAACGCTCTCATCATAGTCAAAGAGTTCGCAGTGCATATCTTCTAAAGCCCCTGATGTTGGCAGATAGACCAGACCAACCTTGTTCACAGTAGCACCTGATTGGGCTTTGCCGTAACCATAGAGTTGAATCTGGACCTGCTGTTGAATGGTCGCACCTTCACTGCGACGTTCTTTCAACTGATTAAATCCGACAGTTTTCCAATCCAGGACAATGCCACGAATGCTGTCAAATAGGTCAACAGTCCCCGATAGGTTTGCACGAATCACAACGCGCTGCTCAACTTCATAGCCTTCGATTTTGCCAAAGACTTCAGCCAAGTATGCGTGGATTGCAATGCCGACTTGGGCTGCCCAAGAGGAAGAGCCGCTTTCATTTGGCTTCTCCCAATCAAGAAGTTTGTAAGCCAACCTGCGTGAACATTCGTGTCCAATCTCTGAAGGACCGATGGCAATTTGCTTGCTTCTCGGCGACCAAGTTCCAGCCTGCACAATCAATTCTTTCAATTGTTGCGCAACTTGTTGACCTGGTGAAGATATTGATGCAAAGGTCATTCGTCATCCTCATCTTCCCAGATTTCCTCATCTGGAATTGACGGTGTGATTGGAGTTATCCAAGGATTGTTAATGCTCATTGATTATCAATCAAAGAGAATCTGCGAGTCTGCTGAATTACTTCAAGCATCTCAATTACTTGTGGTGGCAAGATTTCTCTAGCCCGTTTGGTATCAAAGCGCTTAGATTCAATCTGGGTCCATCGGATGACGGTTTGACCATTATGAACCGCTTCCTCGCAATCGCCCAGAGCAGTCTCCAGGCGAGAGCGAGCAATATCGGCAACTTCTTGCCATTCTTTAATCTTGGCCAATGCTTCTCGGTATTGCTTTAGCCATTGAGCAGTGTTGTCATCTAGGACAACAACACCTTTTTCTATTTGCATTGACATAGTAACCCCCTAGTCATTTTCAGTACCAAGAATTGCGTTTGAAATGGGTCCAGGCAGCACAAGGGCCACCAGAACCATATTTTCTACCGATATACGCAAGTGTTGCTACAGTTTGTGCGACACCAGAATCAGAAGGTTTCATTCCTAGATTCTTGTATGTTCCATCAAGCAACTGACCAATTCCACTGGCGCTGCTCTTAGGATTCTTGGCCTTTGGATTCCAAGCGGATTCCTTACCGACCAATTTTGTGAAGCAGGCGAACTGCTTCTTTGTTAGCAATTCCCGCGCTATCTCCTTCGGATTGACCTGCATTAGCGTTGGCCTTTCCTTGTAGATGACGGTGGCAGGTATTGCTGGCTGTGGTGCAAATGCAGCGTTGACTAATAGTGATGTCATTGCTGAAACCCCGATGATAATGGCGATTCCCCGCCACGTTTTTCGTCTGTTAGTTGTGATTGGATTTCTCCTTCCAATTTCACACCAGCACGCTTAAGGACAGTCGTTACATACGAATGCTCAAGATGAAGTGCTGCTGCGATTTCTTTTGGTGTGCAACCCGACCCGAACATCACACGGACCTTTTCCGCATAGTTGGCGCGTGGAGCATTTGCATAACGTGCGTTAAGCATTCGTTTGCGTTGCTCTGGCGTGAAACCCGCCCATATTCCATAGGGGATTTCGTTGTCGAGTGCATAGTCCAAGCACTCCTTTCGTTCGATACAGCCATCACACATCTTGCGGATGGCAGGGAGCGACGTTCGCTCTTGTGCGCGTGATTCTGGAAAGAAGATATTTGCATCTTCAATCTCTTTGCATTTGGCTCTTGGCAGGTTGGGGATGACGGGTATGAATTCAAAAAAATTCACAACCTCTCCTTCAGCCAGGAATCCAAATCCTGAACCACGAAAGCCTTCTCGATGGAAGAATTCCTGCGCTTGATAATTACAAACGCAGGTGGCGTTTCATCCAAGCCACGCGCTTTCGCGTAGTTCTTAGATTCAACAACCGCTTCTTCCCAGAAGGCAGGTAAAGAAATGGCCTTGCGGTTCTTCAACTCAAGGATATGAGTCTTGCCCGCGATGATGGCAACGATGTCGCCTTCATCTGCAACCCCGCTGAGTCGTAATCTTTCCGCTAAGACGCCGCGAGAACGCAACCACTTGAGAACCGCGATTTCAAAGGCAGAACCTTTACGACCATTGGGGTTGGCCATTACTTTACCAACTCTAGTTTTGCAGGCTTCTTATTTATCGCCCGATATTCTTTCACAATCATAATCAATTGCTCCGCCAGGGTCAGTGCCTCTGCCTCTGTCAATTTTGCAATCTTGCAAATGACATCGGGCATTCCAGCACGGACTTTATCAAGGCGCATTGCAGCATCTAAATGCTTGAGAGCATCAACACTGGCAAATTCTTTAAGTCCTGCAAGGTCAATCAGATTCACCTGGTCGGTGACATCTTCCAGCAGGTCTAGGTTGGCATCGCGCTCTTCAAGGTAGATGGCAAATTCCCCATCACCTGTGGCGTGTACGCTAAAGAGCGGCTCTCTATGTCTCATTTGCGCTCCAATGCCTGCTGCATCTTCTTCTGGCTAGAATCCCATTCCTGGGCCTGCTTAATGGCCTCATCCAGCGGGCTGGTCTCGTATCGTAGAACCGCCACGATAACCCCTAGAATCCCCGCTAAAGCCCCAATAATGACTATCTGGTCCATATGGACCCCCTTTCGTTTGGCGTAAGTATGGCCTACGCCCCTGACACCCTATGGCCGACACGCAGGAATGGCTAGATTGGGTTGTATGGACAATTGTATGGACATCTGCTGTAATTGACCTATGGGGAAAGGCCCCAGGAAACGGAAGAGCAAAATGAAAAAAGCAACAGGTAGCAAGAAAGGTCAAAAAGCATTTCAAGTTTTGATGACCTGGAGAGCAGAAAATGCACCAGAATTTGTAACTGCATATGAAGCGTGGAATCTTACTGGCGGTCTTGTTGGTCGTCAGTTTGATTCATCTGAAATGCGATTGATTGAAGTTGCAGTCAAATATGCAAACAAAGGTGGTTCCGTAAAGGATTACCAAGCATTAAAGAGAGGTGCATAATGAAAACTGTTGACTTAGAACAATTTGCGATTGATGCACACAAAGGCACAGGTTTTACTTTCAACACATATCACACAATGTTTCATTATGTGAATCACCGTTATTTTGGTGGCACTCTTTACAACCAAATTAAGAATGGTCAAATAACCGTTGATGAACTTGTTTCTGTAATGAAGGCGGCAATGTAATGAATACACTATCAACACCAACAGCAAAGTCACTTGTTACAAAAGCAGGTCTTAGATTTTATTCACAAGACGCAAGGCATTCGTTTATCAATTGCGGTTTTCAAACAGCAAGAATTTATACACGCGATGAAAACGCAAGATATGGTTTTGCATACAAAGTAGTTGGCCTCAAATACTTTGGCAATCTGGACCGCGCAGAAGTAGCAATGCTCAAGATGCGTTTGTATCTGACAGAGCAAGGCATCAGATACACACTAGATGGTAAGCACACCATTATCTTGGTTGATGATGCAGCGCTTATCAATCGCATACAAAAAGATGGAGTGTGTGCATAATGCTAGACGTACTCTTTGGAATGCACCTGGGCGGCTGGAAGGCATATGTCCAGTTTTGGTTCTGGACAGGTCTTGTTTTGATTATCGTTCTACGCTGGATGAAAAGGAATATGCGATGAGCGCAATGAGCAACTTGCACCTGCAACTGACAATCGCGATGGAACACACCGCTGACAAACTGCGCGAAGCCACCAATGATGGCAGTGGCGAGATTATGGAAGCCACCTGCAATACCGCAATTGAACTTCTTCAAGTTTGCGCTAATGCTTTTGCCGAAGTTCGTGAAGGGTCCAGCAATGGAAATTAGAAGATGCCCTAAATGCCATCAGATTGATTGGCAGCAAGGTTTTCATATCCCCTGCAACTGTAATCGAAAGGAGAAGAAATGAAGAAGATTCGCTCCGTCCGTGTTAGTGATTTGCTCTGGCAGAAGGTAAAAGCCAAAGCCAAGGCAGAGGATAAAACTGTCAGTGAAGTAATTACTAACGCGCTGCGTGACTATGTAAAACCTTAGAAATAAAAGAAAATCCCCTACACAGGAAAGGTGGCTGTGTAGGGGTTTTTCCTATCGCTAGGGGTAAAGATTATTGTTTATCTTGATTTGTCTTTATATTAGCCAATTCGCCTGCAATAGCAAAATAAGCGCTTCCGTCAATATAATTATCAAGATGATGTTCTTGCATTGAGCGAGCAACTTTCATCAAAACCATCATAATGGCAACTTGCTCTGGTGTTATTTCCTGGTCTAAATATGCAGACCATAGATTGGCAATACGCCGATGATTGTTGTATGGCGTGCCATATTTATCTTGCCTATCCGTTGCAGTTAAGCGTTTCGCTTCTTCAAATATCTCAAATCTGTCCATTTTTCCCCCTAGTAAGTGGCGCAAAGTATCACAAGATATGGTCAGATAATCAAGAATTGATAATCCACAAATTGGTTTTCTATATCTGAAAAACTAGCCATTTGACCTATTAGCGATGGCCAGCAAGCATAGACCTGCAATTTTGGGTGCAAATCGCTATAAGTCAAGTCAATCGGGTATCTTTCATCACTGCTGGCTTGAATTAAGGCATCAAATAATTCAGCCTTGACGCCATAGGCGTGAGTTGTCAGAGCAGTGTTGCTTTTCCACAATCCTTCAATGCCTATATCCACAGGCGATAATGAACTGCTCCCTAAATAAAACATTTGCCAATCATCTGGAAGCACACTGCTCAATCGTGCAAAATCTTGACTAAAATTTTGTCTAAATTCAACATCATCTTCTAAAATCAATAAACGTTGAACGTTATCGGCGGCGGCATCGGTCAAGACCCTGTGATGGCTTTGCCTACACGCATTCATTGGACTTATGCCTAAATCCTGGGCATCAATTGCGCTATATCTAACGAAATCAATACCCAGGTCTTTGGCCTGACTTTGAAAGGAAATAAATCTATCAGTGCGTCTATCTAAATTGATTACTGCAATTCGGTCAAAGTAATCATTAAGATGCATTATTCTTCTTCGTCTAGGTCCTCAAGTTCGGTGTAAAGCGCTTCTTCGGTTTTCTTATCCTCAACACGTTGAGCATACTCACCAAGACCAAGAGCGGATAAAACAAATGCAACTGCTGCCTCAACTGGCATCTCTGGTGAGATGGCGGAAACTAGCAGAGCAACTGCCGATGATACAAACGCTGCAATGCGAGCAGGATTGTTATGAATAAATGTTTTTAACTTTTCCATTCTTACTCCTTGAACTTAGGTCTGCCGAATCCCACGATTGAGACTGGCTCCCGACGCTTCAATCTGAAACGACGGATTTTCTTATAGGTGCGAGTCTTGAAGGCAACCATACCGCCATTTCGCTGGTCGCCTTTAGAATCTCCTGAAGTATTGCCTTCAATTGTATGGACAATGCCTTTGCGGGCTTCTACGCCGATGACGATGCCAATGTGACTAATCCGCTCGACTCCATCACCTGGAAAGTCAAAGAAGGCAAGGTCGCCTGGCTCTGGCGTGGCGGTGGCGGCGTCCTGCCATTGCCTGCGCGATTGGAATGACTGCGCCCCTGCCGATGTGAGGATTACATTGGGGATGACTAAGCCAACCTTCTTGGCACACCACATAATGAAACTGCCACACCAAGGCAGATAGTTGGCGCCCATTGCTTTGCCAAATTTTGTTTCATTGTCTTTAGGTCCTTCAATATAACCAACTTCGGCCCACGCTGCTTGAATGAATCTGTCGCGTTGATTCACTTGCGAGTGCGCCTCTGCTTTGTTAGCAATAAACCATAAATCTCATCAACGCGCTCTTCTAGGCGATTAACTTGGTCCTTTAGGCTGGTGCCAGAGTTTGGTTTTAGTTCTGCTAGGTAATGCCGAACCATCCATTTGACACCAACGG